TCAGGATCGTCCGTCTTGGCCAGCGGCGTCACCATTTGGTCGAGTTCTTCCAGGACCTCACCTACGAGATCTTCGGGAAGCGTCTCATACATTTCCTGAACGGTCAGTTCTTTTCCATCCAGCGTGACATTGCTGGATGCAACCATCACATTCCAAATCTCGCCGTTGACCTTCATCACCTCAAGCATGAAGTCGATGTTGGGAACATCTTCCTGAAGATTCAGTTGACGACGGATTTGAATGACCCGCTGTCTGGCGGACCAGGTTAGTTTGCGGATGCGAAATTTCGCTCCGGGACACAGCTTCGAAGAAAACTCAACGACTGATTGGACGTCCATGTAAAAAGCTCCTTTGACAAGCCCCAAACAGGGTGGTATTCTCGCTTACGTTCGATTGTACACAGTTATTTCAAGTCAAGGCATACTGAGATACGTCTTTTACAGAGAAAACGCGGTGCAAGCTGTTTAGCGCAGTTCTCAGCCCAAACCGATAAAAAGCTCATCGGCACCTACCCCGAAGGCAGGATTCGATGAAAATGGAAGTTGAATCTCTTCCTTGCCCTTGTCGATGTCAGGAACCTGAAGGATCCGGTTGGGCAACCAGAAGCCGGCGAGATATCCGGCCGTGTTACCGATCTGCACGAACAAGCTCTGCGGTGTCCTGGCTTTCGCCAAGGCGTAAAAGGCATTATACGTGTCGGTCAAATAAACCCGGAAGGTGTCTGTGATTTTACGATCACCTCGACTGACTCCTGTAATGACCTGGCTGCCGATGGGGATGTCTCGCGGCTGATCCCCGTTCGACACATCCAACGTCATGTCGATCAGCTGAGCCGAGACAGCGCCGAGATAGCACGCACCAAAACTGCGGCTGATCGGCAACCCGACAAAGGCAGGTGTGGGAACAGAAACAGCGGGACTGGTGGTCTCGTTCGAACCCACTCCGGTCAACTTCATGTGGAGGAGTTCATCGACGAACGAGAACACGCCTTTGTCAAAGACACAACCGAGCGCGCCCTGGCTGAGGTTGGTCTTGTAGCTGTACAGCGCAATGGAATTCGCCGCGGCATCTGCGAGGGAGTAATTGACGGCCTTGACCGCTGTTCCACCGCTGGGTCCACTGGTAAATGGGACTGCCATCACAGCGGTCTTCGTCGCCGAAGTCCAAGTCGATATGGGCCTGATCTCAGTACCGATCGCCAGCATCATCCCGGCCACCAACCCCGTCGGGGCAGTGGTCAGAATGATCGTGCCCGCGCTACAGCCACTGTCGGTCACGGCATCGATGATGACCTTGACGCCCATCAGGTTCTTCAGCAGAAGATCGGCCATAGGTGCGCCGGCCGGAGTTCCTGAAGGAATCAGATAGGATTCAACGTCGACTGCCAGGTTGATATTGCCGCCAGCGATGGGGCGCGGCATGGTGCGCGTGCCGAGCTTATCGCGACGGATCAACATGGCCTGCGCCGGTTTTATCACAAGATTGATTATTGGCATCGCTTCTGCGCCGACAGGGTGCGCAGCCACTTCTGTTGCGTAAGTGCTTTCCTCCACCAAAAAGCACTTTTCCGTTCTTGTAATACTGTAGATAGGCGGCATTGGACTTCTCCTCTGTTAACCTCTGTTAACTTTCGATCAATTCAAAACCACGAGATTTCCACGCATCACGCGACACGCGGATCTCATCAGCCAAAGAATCGGGGATTTCAATCTCTTCCCCAGATTTGAAAACAGCAAAGAACCGTCCAAACAAATCGTTGTCGGGCTGCGTCCCGATCTGACCTTGGCCGGTTCCAATATACTTCACGCTTGATCTTGATTTTGTCTTACCCATTTGCTTGCTCCTTTAACTGTTTAATTTTAGCTCGATACACTTTTAATGCAATCGAGATTTTATGTTTATGTTCTTCAGAAAATGGCTTACCTTTTAATGCAGCAGAAATTCGTTGCTTATGTTTATCAGATATAATTCGACCTTTATTCCACCAGGCAGATTTACCTTTACGTGCTATCGACATTTTTCTTTTAGTCTCTTCTGAAGCATGCGTCCCAGTTCTAGCAATAGATATATTTCGTTTATGCTCCTCTGAAAAAGGAATGCCCTTATTATTATGATGCCCCATTAAAGCAGCAGACAACTTTCTCTTATGCTCTTCTGATTTGGGTCTACCTTTCAGAATAGCAGATATTTTCTGTTTTTGTTCTTCTGACATAGGACCGTAACGGTGCCCTTTAAGTGAATTTGAAATATTTCGTCTAGCCTCTTCTGAAAATTTCATCCCCTTATGAGCCAATCCAATTTTTCTTTTGTGCTCTTCTGATTTAGGACGACCTTTTTGAAAATAAGACATCTTCTTTTTTGCTTCTTCTGTGTGGTGTCTACCAAACATAACACCATCACCACCCATCGTCATGTTATAACCAAACTCAGGCAAATAAGTCTTCAACTTCTTGATCCAGTATCGCTCGGCATAATTGAGATGATCATTGGTCCGCACTCTATCAATTACATGAATTGTAAATGCGGATATTCCATACTTACGAATTGCACTTGCTAAGCGTCCAATTGCCCCATCTCTGGCGCGAATACAATGTCCATATTTCCATCGTTTCACTATCGACTTAACCGTTTTTCCTATATACATTTTACCGTTAACAGTATTAGTAATTTTGTAGATTTTAAAGATAGAATCAATCATCAAGTTACTCCTAACTTGTCTCCATAGTTGGGAAGGAGCGGAAAGTTGGTGGAGTTAGCCAACCTTGTCACCTTCGAGTGGCTATCCGCTCCAAGCATTATAAAGCCAAATCTTTACGGATACCCAATAAATGGCAACATATATCGAATTCCTATAGGAATAACAACTTCTGAAAATACAATCCCGCGCGGATCAATATTGTGCGCGATATCTGGACCCTCAACGAATGAAATATCCAACACATTTACAGCTTGAAGAAGTGAGAATTGTGTAACAAAAGCACGTTGAATATCATTCACAACCAGGTTTGCTTCTTGATCAGGAATCTGACCTGCTGCCTGATCTACCTTTAAATATACAACTATGAGCAATGGTAATTGTGCGCGATACGTTTTAGGAAACTTTAATCCGGTAGCTTCATCGCGCGGCTCTCGACCGCGATCGCGGGTGACGAAAGTGTATGGAAATCCCAGTCCACTCGTCATCGCATAGTCGAGCGTGACCACTCTCCTGGCCACATCGTCACGAATGGCAAGCGTGTGGGCGTAGCCGTTCTCTTCCGTCACGGTCTTCAAGATGGTTACCGCAACATCAAAGAACTTGTCATAATCAGGAATTACAGGTGTGATATTTGTCATCTTAGATCACGTAGAGATCCTTTCCCAACAGCGCCTTGATTATAGGCATCTTCTCGATGATCGTGCCCCGTATGTAATATCGTGGTCTGATGGTCATCGTACTTGTGGTGGCCGGATGCTTCTTCGCCCAGCTCAAATACCGACTCATGGATTTATTTACTTTGCTAAACCGCTCACTAGAAATATGATGATATCCAGATCCGGAAGCAAGCTTGCTTCCACCACGAGCACCAAATCCACCACGTGAACCAGCTCCGACATTCATTGAATAGACCGCTCCAATTTCATGCCACCTGGCATAAGGTGCAATCGCCCCCTGAGCACCCACGACACCAACTACCGCGTTGCCCACCATTCGGCCGGCCACTTCAGGTGAATTGGGCAGCAACGATCGAATTAAATTGCCTGTCACCTTGTTCAGCTCTTGACCCTGCAACTTAGTTATGGCGGTCTGCGTCTTCAGCAGATACGTCACGGCGCGCATGTTGGCAAGAAGCTGAGGGCGAAAGCGCGTCATCAATTTCATCCATTGCATTTCGATTTTCTGCGTGTTTGCCAGGACTTTCATCCTCGGCATATTCGACATACTGACTGTTCTCATTCGACAGCCTCTCGTTTGTGAAGCAGTTCTTCATTCACTGCCAACAGATTCTTGGTCAGTACTGGATTCATCCCAACGCTCTCGGCCCAGGCTGCCCACCCATATACGTCCTTCGGGATGCATTTCGAGCTGAAGCCGCGCTTGTCAGGATAGACGAACGTCCACCAAAGATTGAACCTCGGATCATCACCGTAGACTGCATCCCGGATGGTGTAATAGTCAATCCCGGCCGCTTGGCAGGCATCATAAAGCTCCTGGCACTGAGCGACCTTGAACGCGATGGCCCGGTTCTCTGAGAGCTTGACTACCTCAGCTTCGTAGGCCGTCATCTGACGAATGGTGATGTTCGCGTTGTAAACGGATTGATACAGCTCGATCACTTTTCGCAGATCCGACGGCCACCCACCGAGGATGATGAACGGCCGCTCCGCCTGATCCATCAGTGGATGCCGAACAGTCTCTCCGAGATACTCAGGCTGGAACACGACGTGCTTCTCACCGCATCCACTCTTCATTATCTCATCACAAGTGCCAGGCATGACGGTCGACCGGATGATATGAAGCTTGGCATCACTCCGATACACTGCCTCCTCCACGATGGAACAATCCAACTCTCCATCTTTCAGCGGCGTGGGTACACAGACAAATGATATATCCGCCTCTTTCAGCTCGTCGTGATACCCCTGTTCCGGATCATAGATCCAGGCGTCGGGGAACAGAGCTGCTACAGCCTTTCCGACCCATCCACGTCCAATGATTTGAATCTTTGCGCCCATTTCGTTTGCTCGCCCCCTCAATACAGTTGAGTGTCGATGAACTTCGTGACGTTCACTCTTCGATCCATCCAAGTCTTGGCTAGTGCTGGAATATCTTCATTGTCAACACTGACCGAGGAACCCGACGCCGACTCTGACATCTTCCCGACGGTGAATCGACGGTTGAACCACTGCACGCAGATCAGTTCTGCTGCGCGCTTTATCTCTGACGGCACCTGACCGCCGGAATAAGTCACCTCGATGTTTTTCATCCCACGGCAAAATATCTTTGTTCTCAGACGAATCTTGTTTCTGTAAACAACCCAATCAACCGACGTGTACGTGATGTTGTTGATCACGTCACGGATAGCCGTCACCGCAGAGATTGGAGTTCGTTCAACGAACAGCGTTCCAGTACCCGTGCCGTCACGCGTCTCCACTCCATCGAAGAGTTCAAAACCTTCATTGCAGTAGTTTTGAATGGCGCTTGAAATAGCTTCGGCTAGCAACGTCCAAACCACATCGTCCTGTATTGAGTCAGCTTGAAGTGGCCCGATCAGTGCCTTGCAACTCTCTGCCGTTATCAATGCTTCCGTCGATATCACCGGTGATGGAGATTCGATCTGATAATCGACACGAACCCTACTGCCGGCCGTGGGAGGATCGACGAAGACTATAACCCTAATCGTGCGCGTATAATCAATACCGCCGGGCTCCTGACGATAGGGCCCGAGATAGACTACGACTGATCCGATCGTGGGCGTATAAGCAAGCGTGAAGATGGTGTTGGTGCCGTCCACTACGCCAACCGGCGTTTCGTTGATGATGGCTGTCGACATTATTTCTTCTCCGGTTCCTTTGGCTTCAAGGTGTACTGCATCTTGCCCTCATCGAGCACATACCCGGTTGGCGCGGCGTCCTGAATTGCCCGCCGCAACAAGAGGAATTGAGCGCGCACCAGTTCGACCTTGTTCTGTGCGGCTTCGAGCCGGGCCGCGGCAAGGTCGTAATCCTTCTGGAGCGACTGGAGCGCCTGTTGGCTCTCCTGACTGATGGCGACTGGGGCGGACTTCTCCTGCCCGCGCACGAGTACACCCCATATACCAAGCGCGATCAGGAGGAAGAGAGCGAAGGAACAAGATTTCCAGAAGGTTTTCATTAGTAGGCTCCCGTCAATGCGAATCGCTTCCATGCGCCAGCGGCCCAGGGCGGCCGCCTGATCGGATTCGATGAAGCGCAACTCTGGAGCGGTGCCTGTCACTTGCGCCCATGCGGGAATGCTAAGAAGACAGAAAAGGATTGAGAGAAGGAATTTACCCGTCATAAAGAACTCCCTTTAGATTCATGACTCGATAAAAATATTCATCCGCCCCTTGTCTCACGGTGTCGTAGTAAAACATCACGGTCAGACGGCGAAGTTCTTCAACATTATTATCATCAATAATCTGATTCTGCAACGGTGTGATCTCGATGTCTACCGTCACACCGAGACTTACGATTGCAGTCACGGGAACAAGTATCTGACCTGACTTCACATCGTCAATGCGATAAGTGGCAGAGTCCGGAGTGACAGGGTCGTCGTCATGATCGAAGAAGGCCACCGTCACTATGTAGGTATTGCGCTCCTTGACCTTGTTGCTCATTGGCTTAACTCCGCTAGAAATTCTGCAAACCGCCCTTTCGTACGTCCCCACCCTGGAACTTCATCCACTAATTTCCAACCAAGACAAGCGTTGGGATTACGGAATCCGGAAGGATCCCACCGACTCTGCGTCAAGTTCTTGCCGTGGCGGATGTCCACGTTCGGGAATTCTGACATCCACCTTTCAGCCGGATAATTATCGACCCCGCGTGGATACATGTGGCAGCCAGGCTCGAATCCCATGTGACGGCTGTAACCATCGTTCTTGACCGGGGCACCCGTGGCCGCTATGTCGAGCGCGTTCTGCTCGATCTTGGCAACCCGCCGACGATAGTGCCCGACGAGCAGTTCACGATAGGCGCAGAGACCACTTGTTTGTTTCGTGAAATAGAACACCCCTTGCCCATCATCTGATCGAACTTTATACGTGTGCTCGTTGTAATAAAACACTTCCTTGTTGGAAGGTGTGAATTCGAAATGACTGGGGTGATACAAAACATCGTGCTCGCAGAGAAAGGCGATTTCAGCTGAACAAGCTTCCAACCCCGCAAGGATCTGTTTGAACATGGTTAAGATGCCAGGTTTCGTGCCGTCAGCCATCACTACACTCAATGTTGCAAATCCGACAGGAAGTGGTTTCAAGGAAACACTGACGATCTCGTGCCCGTTCACACACTTCTTCAATCTCTTCTGTACGGACAAGAAGATCTGTTCCGGGCAGCGGTTTTCCGTGTAGTATACGATCCCCTTCGACAAACCCGTCTTTGCAGGTGGTGTCAACGACCGGATGGCTTCGGTGGCGGTACTGCCATCGAGTTTTTTTACCGTGGAAGGTATAATCACCTCGGTTTCTACAGAAAAACGCTCTACAGGCTGCCTACACGTGTTTTTAGGTATACGACCTGTTTTGAGATCAAACTCCTCTCCTTTTGCCTTCACCACCTTCAACAACGCCTGTCCTTCCGGCGTATCGTGCCATCCCGGAATGGGTGCGAACTTCTCCAGCATCCAGGACAGCGGGCGGATCTGCTTCGGCCACGTGTTCTCCAACCAAAGCTGCCGGCTGTGTGCGCGCGCCTGTTCGACCTGACCGTCGGACATCTTGTATGGAAAGCCAAACCCGGGACGGGTGCGGAACATGTGAGCGAACCAAGTCCGCCGATTCACCACCAGCCGACCGCCAGACAGCCAGGACTTGCACGCAATCTCAGTTCCCATCTGACCCCAGGATCCGTGCTGCTCATCCATCCCATCCAGTTCCCAGTACCTCTCACGCGGCATCATCCAGCAAGCACCGATCAAGCTCATTGCATCGACGATCTCACCTTGAGCCTCGGGGCGTTCTTTGTAGGCACTCCAATATTGAAAATGTAGGTTGTGGTCGAACCGCATGTAATCTGACTTGGCGCGAAGCTTGGGCTTCCAGACCACGACCATGTCGAATTCTGATTCCTGCTTGCAGTTCTCACATGTGGTCAGCTTCGGTCCCATGTAGGTCTGATGCCCACATTTCTTGCACTTCCAATCAAACACGTGAAGATTGTACTGGGTCGGGATCACCGTCCAGTCCTTCTCGCACCCCTCCATGATCTTGCGGTCGAATCCCTTGTCGAAGGCGCAATGAGCGTCACACTTCATGATGAACTTTGCCGACGACAACCTGGCAGCTTCGTTCGTGGCTGCCCGCTGACCTATTGACTCGTGGTGATAGACTAGCGTCACTCGCGGATTGTCCTTAATGCCTGTGAGTGGCCAGTTGCCATCACAGATGACGATGATCTCAGTATCAGCTTCGATATTGCTCAAGATGTCATCCACGGTGTTGGAAAGAAATTGTTCATTGCGCGCCGGGATGAGAATAGAAAGATCTCTCATACTGTTTTCTCGCTCCTCTTCAACTGTGAAAGTGCCCACAGTTCGTCGGCTAGACGTTGCTGCTTGCTCACTTCCTCTGCTCCAAGGTAGTTCAACAGCACATCATCTACAGACCCCCACCCATCCAGGACATCAGCCCGAAGGGGAGGCATTCGCTTGCGGACGTTCTGCCCCTGACCGGCAAGACCGTAGAAATGCTCAATCACCACGCTTGGCTTGCCAGACGAATTGAATATCTTCGCGTGACGCCGCACGCCACGGCAGCATTTCCTATATCGTCCCGGCTCGATGAACACATCTCCTGGATCACACTGACTGAGATCAATTTTTAACCGCTCCCTGGCTGTGTCGATCAGCAAATCCCGATGGCAGACCATCTGATTCAGAACCAAACGATTGCTGCAAGTAAATCGGGGTGTGTGACGCCAGGCCATCGCACCCCACTTGTTCATGTCGTAATGGAACAGCCCATCCTGCTCCAATTCACACTCAGCAAAATGAGCCTCAGTATAAAGTACATCATCTTCGGCCATCACCACGAAATCGGTCTGCACCCGCTCAGCCCCGACGAGCAACTGAGTGTAAAGATTGGTCAGTGAGAAGCCAATCTCCCCGACGCAAATATTTCTCCCGAGGTCAACGGGATGCTGCGACACACTTAAGATCGGCAACCCTCCCACAACCGATCTGAGATGTTTGCGAACGCGCTCCGCAAAGACCTCGGGAATCCTATTAGCGGTGTAGTACAATACGGTCAGATTTCTCAAGGATGTTTATCTCACACGCGACAAGAAAAAGTCGGCCGTACCACGCATGTCTTGATCGATGATGTTGTGCACGCTGAAGACCAACTGCCCACGAACCAGCCGGCCCGGATTAAAATTCACGAGCTGGGGCTTCGTTCCTGATCTGCTGTGCAAAAGATTCAACATCAGATCAATCCCGAACTCATCTCGAAGCTCGACGTCGTAAGTCGTCGGCCCTTCCGAACCCGATGGACTGACAGAAGGGCTGACCGAAGGTGATACCGACGGGCTGGCGCTGGGGCTCACGCTCGGACTGACGGATGGAGAAACGGACAGGGACGGGCTGACCGACGGGGACACGCTCGGGCTGATCGAGGCACTGGGAGATACCGAAGGGCTGACGGAAGGGCTCACACTGGCACTTCTGGAAGGGCTGACCGAAGGACTTACACTCGGGCTGACGCTTGGGCTGACGCTGGGAGAAACGCTCGGGCTGACGCTGGCAGAAGGTGAAACACTTGGAGATACCGAAGGGCTGATTGAAGCCGAAGGACTGACACTCGGACTGACCGATGGGCTGACCGATTTACTTATACTTGGACTGACCGAAGGACTTACACTCGGGCTGACGCTTGGGCTGCCGCTGGGAGAAACGCTCGGGCTGACCGAAGGGCTCACCGAAGGAGATACTGACGGGCTGACAGACGGGGACACGCTCGGACTGATGCTAGCAGAAGGACTGACGGAGGGGCTGATGCTGGGAGACAAGCTCGGGCTGACGGATGGACTGACCGACGCCGAAGGACTTACTGATGGACTGACAGAAGGGCTGACCGACGGGCTGACTGACAATGAGACCGAGGGGCTAACGCTGTGGCTTACGGAAGGCGAAACAGATGGAGAAATAGATGGACTGATGCTGAGACTGATGCTGGGGCTGACCGAAGGGCTGACACTTCGTGACAGCGAAACAGATGGACTGACGCTCGGGCTGACGCTGGCAGAAGGTGAAACACTTGGAGATACCGAAGGGCTCACCGAAGCTGACGGGCTGACCGAAGGGCTGACACTCGGACTGACAGATGCCGACGGGCTGACCGAAGGGCTGATGCTGACTGAAGGGCTGACCGAAGGGCTGACGCTTGGGCTGGCCGATGGACTCTCTGACGCGCTGACGAACGGCAAACTCTGATTTCCCCAAGGCCGGGTGTGAGCCTCAATCAAGAACAACCCAGCGATGAACTTCGAAGTGACTTCATCAGTCCCCAGTAGATACGGACCCCCGCCGGCATGGGCGCTCCACTCAAACGTGAGTCGGAATACGCTGGTGTTATGCAGTTGCGCGATTGCTTTCTGAACTATGGTTGACATATCAATTCTCCCATTACTTTTCGTCTCACGTTAACTTCGCTCCGGCCCCCATGGCGACATCAATTACGCACATGAAATTACTGACAAATTTATTGCGGCTGAACCCCGACCTGACGCTCTCGAAGCCCGCCTGCCCCATTTGATCGGCTTCCATTGGGTGCTGCAAAAGATAGACCAGCGTGTTCCCCAACTCCACATCGTTGCCAACGTTCACCAGCCAACCTGTGATACCGTCGTGAATGATCTCCTGCGGGCCACCGCTCCGCGTGGCCACCACGGGCAATCCCTCACGCATGGCTTCAAGCAGGACGAGACCGAACGGCTCGCAATCAGATGTGAGGGCAAATACTGCACCTGTCTTGTAATATGTCGGCATGTCGTGGCAGACGCGATTGAAGACGAATTGATCCCTGGTCAATCCCAACCGCTTTCTCTCCCTGCGAAGAGAATCAAAATAATCCCGCTCCCACGGACCGCCGACGGACATAAACTTTGCCCCCGGGATGGCGTCGATCACGTGGCGGGCAGCTTTGAGCAAAGTCATCTGGCCCTTGCGACGGCAGATCCCGCCCGCCGTCAACACCACGGGATCATACGTTCGCTTAGATGGCATGCCATTCACTTGGATGCCGTTGTGCACCACCTGAATCTTGTTCGACGGGCCAGCGTACTTCTCGATCTCCCTCTTTACCGCCTGTGAGATGGCGACGACGATCGAAGACATGGACAAGACTGATTTATAGATAAACTCCAACGGGACTGACGGCACGAGAGCCGGATCACCACTCAGAATCTCATGAATGTACCAGATGTGAGGGGTCCGGGTGACCAGAGCCGCCAAGGCTCCGTCAGCAACAGTGATCGTGTTCGTGATCACCAGATCGATCTTGTACTGATATATGAGGCTGGCGATCTTCTTGCCCTGGCTGGCATCTTCACCCGCGAACCACTTCAGTCCGATCTTGTGAACCGTGACACCCAGCAGCTCCAGTTCATCTGCCAGATTGCCGCGGGACGGCACGACACAATGAACTTCACCGAGACCGATAAACTCCCGGATCACTTCCAGGAGCATACTCGTCGCCCCGCCCTTCCAGCCGCTGTGGGAAACAAAGAGAGTATTCACTCGATCACCTGTTTTGCCTGGCTGAGGTTCTCGTCAAACCACTCGCGATACGTCCGCTTGGTCAAGTCAGGCATCCGCCACCGCTGGTTTTCGTTGTACGAGGAGATCAGCGTGCTCCAGGTGGAGCCGGACCGCACGTGGGCGGCGACGTTCCTCTCGACACGCCCCATGTAATATTCATAACCAAAATAACGGTAGTGAAGGTACTTGATCCCCGACTGAAGGCGCCGCTTTGCCAAAGTCCCATCCTGGCGGTTTGCGTGCTCGACGTGGTGACGGCCTGCGGTGAACAATATGTCTATGTCCGGGTTGAAGACAACCGACTTGTCCATCAGACGATCACGCAGTCCGATTTTAATCTGGTCATAGATCTGACCACCATTCGTCGGGAACGCATCTGCGATCATCATGAATCCCAAAGTCCGGACGACTTCAAAGCCCTCATTTTTGAATTCCTGCAGCTTGTCGACCAACTGTGGATGGTAAACAAACTCATCGGCGTCGACGCACATCACCCAGTCGGCCTGGCCTCGGCTCATCTCTTTGTACTTCGTCCACAGATTCGCGCTGGCGTAGAAATCGTCCGTGCCGTGAATCGACAACGGCAATAAGGTGACTTTAGGATGAGCTTGCAACATCTCTCGGGTCCCGTCATCGCTCTCATCGTCCCAAACGAAGATACGATCAGCGAACGATCCATAATGCCGAAGATAGTACGGCAGCAGCCCAATTTCATTTCTCATCATGGAATAGATATCAATTCGCATTAATACCTAGAATGACCGGGAATACTTATTCCTTTGTCTTTGTAACGGCCCACTTCAGAGATACCAGTATGAAGGTGAGACAGCGCCTGCTCCTGCTTGAATTGTGCGTGAAGAAGATCACCAGACTCATATAAATCTTTTGACTGCGCTTCGAGCTCCTTGGAACGCTCGATATACTGTCCCACATATGTCTTGGCGTCTGTTGGAAGTTGTAATGCCGCTTTTTCCAATTTGTCGCGTAAACCCGCGATCTCACGCTCTTGCCAATTATGAAGCTGCCGCATCGCAATCGGATTTGAAAAATCTTGCTTTCGGCGTGGGTCATGCAGAATACGCTCGTGCTCAGCCATCAACTCTTCGTGCGAGAGCCCGTTAGTATACTGATTCCCGTGAAACTCGTGACCCTCCACGTCACCCTTCTCGATGGCCGGCCAGGCCGTGGGATTCCAGTCAGTCATACAACCTGCTCTACCTTGTCAAGGTTGTCCGCGAAGTATTTGGGAAACGTCCCCGTCCGTCCGTCAGGCATCCGCCAGGGATGATTCTCATCGAAGGGCCAGGCGACTTCCCTTCCCCACGCAGAGCCCGACTTAAAGTGCTCCTCGCAATTCCGGCGTGTCCGTTCTCTGAAGTACTCATAGCCGAAGTAACGGTAGTGAAGCAGCTTCACCTTCGACTTCCACCGCATCACAATAGGCCTTCCGCCTGGACCCGCGGCAGAAGCAATTCGATGCCGTCCGCCCATGAACACAATGTCGATCTCAGGATTAAAAATCACAGGCTTGTCCATCGTCCGGTCCCGCAACCCGTGAGTCACGACATCCCACAGTTGCTTGTCTGTCTGCGGGAAGCTCTCGGCGACCATCATGTAGCCAACCAGAGTCACTATGTCGAACAAGTCACGCTTGAACTCTTCCAGCCTGGCCAAGATGTCCGGGTGATAAATGAATTCGTCGATGTCCACCTGCATGACCCAGTCTGCCTTACCCCGGCTGAGTTCCTTGTAGATTGGAAACAGATGATAACTGGCATATGTATCTTCCAGCCCGTGCACCGGTAGATCAAGAAGGGTGACTTTTGGATGAGCCTTCAGCATCTCCAGCGTACCGTCCGTGCTGCCGTCGTCCCAGACAAAGATCCGGTCCGCGATGGCCTCATAATGCCGCAAGAAATAAGGCAAGAGCTGAATCTCGTCCTTGATCTTGCTGTATAGATCGATCTTCACGGCACCACCTTGATGACATTCTGCCGGTTGTCTTCCAGCCACTTGAATATGTTCCCACGCTGTCCGCTTGTGTTGGGAAATGTGTGTGGCTGTTCGTAGTAATCCATCGTGATCGGCGGAAGGTTGACCTGCTTCAGCCCGATATTGATGCTGTCCATGTTCCTGGCGTACCTCGCCCTGACCGTGGCCGAGTCGAACGCCCGCATGTGAAGTTGCTTGAAGCCATCTGTCTCCACGATCGTATCCGCAGGTTCCAATCGGCGCGGCCGACGATGCCGCCCGCCCATGAACTCCACATCAATCCTGGGATTGAAAATAATCCACTTATCACACATCCGATCGCGAATGCCGTGCTTGACTTCGTCATATATTTGTCCACCAGTGGTCGGGAAGGAATCAGCAATCATCAAATACCCGTGGCAGATGATTATGTCAACCCCGCGATCCAGGCAATCCTGCAAGGCCAGCAGGAGATCATCGTGATATATAAACTCATCGGCATCCACGATCATGACCCAATCCGCTTTGTCCCGGCTGATCTCCTTGTACTGAGGCCACAACCGCTCCACCCAATACTGATCCTGCACGCCTCGCGGCACGTTTGCAGGCAACGACATGAGTTGAACTTTCGGATGCGCCGCAAGGATCTCACGGGTCCCGTCGTCGCTTTGGTCGTCCCACATGAAGATCCGATCAGCGAACAAACCGTAGTGCTTGAGGAAGTAAGGGATAATCTGTCGTTCGTTCCTCAGCGTACAGTAAACATCTATGTGCATCGTTTCTTCCCCACTCCGATGGCAACGAGAACGACTCCACCGCTCAGGATCCCGTTTTCATATTTCAAACACGCGTACTCATTCATTGAAAACCACTCTGCGAAATCTTGCATGTCGTAAACCCAGCAGTGGTGCCCATGCCGAGCAGATTGAGAAGTCAACGGTTGATCTATGGGATGGCTGATGACTGCATACTCACACTGATGCATCAATGATTGCATGATCGGAATGGGATCCCGCAAGTGTTCAAGAATTTCGCAGGCCACTAAGACATCCGCTCTCACATCAGTGGCGGAACTCAACGACTCCAGAACAGTAGTGACTTTCGGCCATCGCTGCTTTGCCACATTCAAGGCAGCTTGATTGCAATCGCAGCCTTTCACCACACAATCATCTCTCCTGGAGAATGGTCCAGTTATGTCCATCGTCCCACAGCCCATCTCGAAGATAGATATCGGTCGGCCAGGGTGATCTATCTTGGCCAAACAAACAGCTGTCTCCAAATACTCCCGACTTTTTATGATTCGAAGCTGTGAGCTTTTGAAATGCGTGTAAATGACAGGTCGCAAATTACGATGACGGACGGCACCATCCGGATGTTTGTTGGCAGCTTCCAACCACTTCATGCTCGCACCCACATCCAAGACCGCTCACGATCCTGCGGTTTGTCTACAGAGCTGACGGCCCTGCCAAAAGTAAACCACGGGCTGATGTCATAACAAGACGTGTACGCCAGCACGGCTTCCTTCACATGAACCATGTTGACTCGCTTCACGTAATCATGTCCGCTGACTATACCACCGGGGCGAACTTTGGCAGACCACAACGAGATGTCCTGAATCACCGACAGCAACTCATGGTCGGCATCGATGTAGACAAAGTCCAGTGAGTCATCAATGAATCCTCTGACTGCGTCAGCGCTGTACTTGTGAATCATAGTGCAGTTTTTAAATGGATTCAGGATCGTGCAGGCAGCTCGATGCATCTTCTCGGCGTACTCGGCATCAAAATGATCCGGGCAGCCACGCCGGCCATCGAGCTCTTCCCACGGATCGATGCTGAAGAGTTTCAGCCCTGGATTTGCCTGGCAGAGCACCGCAGAATAACCACCCTCCTTCACACCAATCTCAGCACCGGTCTTGAAGTTCAACTCGTGAAACAGAACAGCCAAGTCCGCACGAGTGAAATCTACCAAGTCAACAGCATGGCCGCAAGTTGCACCGAGCTTGAACTTGTCCTTGATGTACTGGAGAGTGTCCACTAAATCCCACCCATCCTGCTGATGTCGTTCGTGGCCATGCAGGACCGGCACATCCGCGGCAGCGCTTCATACTCGGCTTGGTTGTTCCATTGAATCATACGCGACTTTATTTTCCAAGCCTGATACACCTCTTCCCAATCCAAATTGACGATACTGCCCACGGCTTCTTCGTTTCGCCAATCTACACAACATAAATTCCAATTCCCCCAAATGTCGATCGGGATCTCCCAACCCAACCCACGTCCGCATCTTCCTTTCGGAGACATCTCTGCATAAGGAAGCCCTTCCCCACGAGCATTGGCAATCCGATTGTCCAACTTCTCCAGCCCACCGCCAGGCCCGTAGTCTGACCGCTTCACGATGTCGAAATCTGTGAGAAGCATGTTCATCGTGTTCGTGGTGATCTGGAACGGCTGAAACGGATCGTAATACTTGATCATCTTCATCAGCTTGCGAATCCGCGCGATGTGCATCGTCGGTTCGAGATATCCGTGCCAAAGAATTATGCCGCGGAAGTTCTTTTCGTATCGGCACCACTTCCAGAAATCCACAACCAGGTCATCCGTGATCTCTACCTTCGACTTCGAGAAGAGATACCGCTCGGGGTGGGCGATCGGGCACTTGTCTTTATGAATCTCGGCCAAGTTGCAATCACGCCCAACCTCGAATGACAAATACCGAATGATGTTCAAGGCTTCACCCAGAAGAAAGATGGCAGCTGTTCATAGCGAGTAGACTCCGTCAGATACCACCGCTTGATCCCGTGGCAAGCGACGTAGGTCTGAACGGCAGGAACTACAGCACACCCTTCACCGTGGAGATTCCTGCGGGTGAAGTCATGTCCGGCAACGATCCCACCCGGCTTGACCCGCTTCGACCACTCAATGATGTCCTGCATGACGAAGTCAAAATTGTGGTTGCCATCGATGTAAACGAAGTCAAGACTATTTGGCAGAAACTCGCGAATAGCATCCATGCTCCACATCTTCAGCAAGCGAAACCGATTCAATCCGTGCTTCACCTGAATCTTCAGCACGTTCTCATAGAAGCCATCGTAGATTTCTTTCGTGACGTGCTGACGGTAGTCTTCGTAGGCGGTCCAAACATCAACTCCGTAAAGGCAAAGTCCGGGATTACATGACAAAAGCGCGTCGGAGTACAACCCACCTTCGACCCCGACCTCGACCCCGAGCTTGAAACCAAAATCTCTGAAGAGGTGCCCGAGATGCTTCCGCTTCATGCCGGGGATGATGATCGGAGACGGCAGGGCCGGATCACTCCGGCCCCTTTCGCTCAATAACTGTTCAAGCGCGTTCATCCTTCGTCTCCTGTACCTGTGCGAACTTCGTCCCAGTCCTCAGCCTCGACATCACTCGCCGTTATTGTCCAGGCGTAATACCGTTTGTCACTCTTGCGGAGGCAGAGAACACTCTCATGCATCTCTACCCAATCCTCAATCCCCCAGATCAGGCGAGCAACGCGCCCGCCATTCTTCACTATCTTTAAGGCTTCAATAAAGTTCATCGCGTCTCTCCTTGTTGTTATTTTGGCTCCTGTTTCAACAGCTCTGGCAGTTGCTCCTGCCAATTCTCTGGCCAAGTCGGAACCGGCCAGAACTTCTCAACCAGCCAGGTAATGTCGTACTTCCGCTCCGCCCAGCGGTTGTTCATCCAGTAGTACATCGATTTTATGAGACCGTCAGAGAAATCACGCCTGTTCGCAGGCCACATGCGCCCGTACGTCTTGCCCTTGTGGAGATGCGCGTACCAAGTCTTTTTCTGGATCTTGCAGGCCCCACCGCCCAGCCATGTCTTCAGGCCAATCTCTTGGAACTCCTGAATGAAGTTTCCGTACAACATAGTGTCGAGCGGGAAGAGGTGATCCATGAAATGCTTCTTCCGCATGAACCAGCAACTGCCCTGGCTGGACATCTCGTCATCAAACAAGATGTCTCGATTGTTGTACGCCCGCTCCTTCCACACCTGTCCGTGAAGTCCTTGATGGAATCCTCCGCGCGAATCCGGCCCGCCCCACGGCCAACAAAGAAAATGTGCATCCACGGGAGACTTGCCCGTGTTTGCAATCTCCCATTTCTCCGGCTCCAAACTGACTCGGCGTGGTACGACAACTTGACCATAGTCACACTCGGCTTTCAGGATCTCGTCGTATCCCTCGCCGAACATACAGTGAGCGTCACACTTCAACAGAAAGTCCCCCGTGGCGATCGCCGTCGCTGAATTCTCGGCTTCGCGCATCCCTTGAGCTTCACCTTTATGGAGAATGACAAGACCTGGCCTTTCTTTCAACGGCGGATCCGGCCAGTACCCATCCAGGACAGCTACGACTTCCAACTCACCCTTGGCCTTGGCAAACAAATCATCGATCGTCTTTGCCAGAAAGATTTCATTCCGCGCCGGTATTATTGCTGACACTTTCATTGATATCGCTCCGTGAACGTGATGCTTGGATGAGATGCTGCGAACGTCACATACATGAACTCAATTGGTGGGATCGACGGACTGATCGAAGGGCTGACTGAAGGTGAGCCACTCGGAGAAACCGACGGACTCACCGATGCGCTGGGTGACAATGATCCCGAAGCTCCAACGGAAGGAGATGGACTGATCGAAGAGCTCGGGCTGATCGAGTGACTAGCTGACGGAGATACACTGGGACTGACGCTCGGACTGACCGATGGACTGACCGATGGACTGGCCGAACGGCTTACACTGGGAGATACGCTTGGACTGACACTCGGACTGACGGACAGACTCGGACTGATTGAAGGTGACACGCTGGGACTGATCGAAGCACTGGGACTGATGCTTAGACTCACCGACGGACTGACACTGGGACTGACCGAAGCGCTTGGGCTGATGCTGAAACTGATACTAGGTGATACAGAAGGTGAAACAGAAGGCGACACCGATGGACTGATCGAAAAGCTCGGGCTGATCGATGGACTGACGCTGGGACTCACACTCGGACTGATCGAAGGTGATGCAGATGGACTCACCGAGGGCGACACAGACGGACTCACCGACGGTGAAACAGATAAGCTTGCACTGGGACTTTCACTGGGAGACACCGACGGACTGATGGAAGCCGATGGACTGATGCTAGGACTGATCGACGGAGATACGCTGGGGCTCCTCGAAGGACTCACGCTGGGACTGATCGATCCGCTCGGACTCACGCTTGGACTTTGTGACGGACTCTCCGAGGGACTGACTGAAGCGCTGGGAGATACAGATGGGCTCACTGACGGAGAAACGGACGGACTTACAGACGGACTCACCGACGGACTGACACTGGCTGATGGACTGATCGACGGAGATGCACTAAAACCACCACTCGGAGAACCTGATGGACTGACTGATGGACTGATGGAAGATGACGGACTGATCGAAGGTGAGATGGATCGACTGACACTGGGACTGACCGATGCGCTGGGAGATACAGATGGACTCACAGAAAGAGAGACAGATGGACTGGTACTTGGACTGACGCTCGGGCTGATACTTGCAGAAGGTGAAATGCTTAAACTGACCGAGGGGCTGACGCTTGGACTGACCGAGGGGCTGACGCTTGGACTGACCGAAGCCGAGGGTGACGCGCTTGGCGAAACCGAAGGTGAAACGCTGGGTGACGCCGATGCACTTGGACTGATCGATGGCGAAACCGAAGGGCTCACGCTCGGCGACACGGACGGGCTGACTGAAGGGCTGATGGAAGCCGATGGAGAAACAGATAGACTGACTGAAGGACTGATGCTGGGACTGATCGACGCGCTCGGGCTGACCGACGGACTGACCGAGGGTGATACCGACGGGCTGACCGAAGGACTGATGGATGGGCTTATTGAAGGTGAAGTACTCGGGCTGACAGACGGACTCAAGGAAGCCGATGGACTCACCGAAGGTGACTGAGATGGACTTATACTGGCCGATGGTGAAACCGACGAAGATGGAGAAACGGATAGCGAAATACTTGGTGAGACCGAAGCAGATGGTGATCGTGAAGGACTAATACTCGGACTGACCGAAGGGCTGGGACTATATGAAGGTGAAACGGACGGACTCATGCTTGGACTAACGGAAGGGCTAACACTGGGTGAAACCGACGGACTGACCGAGGGGCTTACAGACGGACTTACTGAAGGCGAGATACTCGCCGAAGGGCTGAGAGACTGAGAAATACTCGGTGAGTTTGACGGAGACACACTAGGTGACACGGACGGACTCACGCTGGCCGACGGACTGATCGAGGCAGACGGAGATATACTCGGACTGACAGAAGGAGATACAGACGGAGAGACCGAGGGCGAAATTGATGGACTAACGGAAACTGCCATTTACTTCTTTGTCCTTTTGGCTTTGCTGTTGACTTTGTTCGCCACGAAGCTGGCTATCGTGGGATCAATCGCAGCGGCTGCTGTATCACCCGCGTTGATAGACTCTTCTCCTTGACTCACTTCAGCAACGGGATCTTCCGCGGGCACGACTCTCCCGAGAAGCACGAAGTTGTGCGGTGGTTTTGTCAGCCTGAGAACATCCCGCTCTGATTCCACATACACGCATCCATCTTGTACGGAATGTCCCGTGCAAGTTGTACCGGTTTCAAACTGGGCTTTTAATTTGTAGTGCATGCTTGCTCCTGTGAACTCGATCGCCTAGCTACAGACCAGGGTTTACCTTTCTTCGCCTCAGACATCTTCCTTCGGGACTCTTCTGAATGCTTGCAACCCAATCTAGCCAAAGACAATTTATTGCGGTGCTCTAAAGAAAATACCAGACCGTTACGAATAAAAGTCAGTCTCCTGGCTGCTGACCAGGGTTTTCCCTTCCGTGCAAGAGATTGCTGCTGCCGGGATTCCAAAGATCGGACCTGACCCTTCCTAGCCAGAGAAATATTATGGCATCGTTCAGCCGAAAACGTTCTACCCTTCAAAGACAATGACTTTTTCAGTCTAGTCGCTAAAGATTGTGGTCGTCCCTTTGATATCAGAGAAAGTTTCCTGCGCGTCTCCAGAGATACGGGGATGAGTCTCCGCTTCTCCCAAGCCCGACGCATCTTCCGCCGTGCTTCCTCAGAGATCACTCTTCCCTTTTGAACCAAGGACAACTTCCTGCGAGTCTCCAAAGAAGGACTCTTTCCGAGATGAGACAAGGACAGCTTTCTGCGAGACACCTCATTGAGCTTTCCACCATCTCCACCAAAAGTCAGGTTGTACCCGAACTCAGAAAAATAGGTTTTCAACCGTTTGATCCAGTGCCGCTCAGCATGATCAAGGTGATTCCCGCTTCTGATCACTTCCAATATCTCGACCTTGAACGATTCAGGCCTGTACTTGCGAACAGCACTATAAAAGTAAGTTTGGTCACCTCGCTCGGCAGCATTACAATGCTCTTTCCAACGTTGTTCGAGGGACTTGGTTGTCTTTCCCACATAAGCTTTGTCATTGATAGTATTAGTGACTTTATAGATGATATTCATTGAGCCCCCTCCAGCTCTGTCCTCAAAACAGGAAGCGGAAAGTCAGTGAGGTTTTCCGACCTTGTTGCCCAACGGAGCGACCATTGAGCTATCCGCTTCCATGATTATAAACTAAAGACGGT